TAACCATAAAACAGGCCGTAATCCTCGCGAGCGTATTCGAGACCTCTGGTGCCATTTTGATGGGGAGCCACGTGACTAAAACTATAAGAAAAGGAATTGCCGACTACGAATGTTTTGAAGACGACCCAGGCGCACTCATGTATGGCTCAATGTGTGTGTGTTTATCCGTAGGTATGTGGCTGTTCCTCGCCTCTAAATACGAGATGCCGGTATCAACAACCCACTCGTGCGTAGGCGGAATGATCGGAATGACGATGGTCCTCAAGGGGTCGGATTGTGTAATATGGTATGAGGAGAAAGATTCGTTTCCCTACGTGGGGGGCGTGATCGGTATCGTTGCCTCGTGGGTCGTTTCCCCGGTATTCTCCGCTCTCATATCTAGCGGTGTATTTGCCTTTATAAGAGCATTCGTGCTGCGAAGCGAAAATAGTTATAATCGCACTACCATTTTATTTCCCATACTAATCGGATCGGTCACTACCATCAATTCATTTTTCATCATATATAAGGGGGCCAAAGGTCTTGGTCTAAACGATACTTCCTTTGATACCGCATGTATATGGTCGTTTGGAATAGGCGCCGTGGCGGCTATTATGATTATACCATTCACAAATATAATCAAAAACAAGATTGACGAACGATTAGGAGTTGCGTTTGATATGGATACGATTAGCGATGGTGGAGAAAGCATAGATTTACACTTTAACGATAGTGCAAAAGAGAATAGTGCAAAAGAGAATAGTGAAACTAGTATAGTATGTTGTGGTGCTTTGCAAAGACATCTTTCGGAAAATTTGAACGCGGATATAGATCAAATTGTTAAAAATAACGAGGAGGTTAGCGCAATTCACGGTGACGCTGAGAAATTCGACCCCAAAACCGAGGAATATTTCAAATCGCTCCAAGTATTTACCGCAATATGTGGTTCGTTCAGTCACGGCGCGAATGATGTTGCGAATGCGATAGGACCATTTGCCGCAATTTATATGATTGGTCGTGACGACGTCGTTCAAAAAAATAACGAGCTAGGTGATGACGGATATTGGATTTTGGGAATGGGAGGTATTGGAATTACATTAGGTCTTCTGCTATACGGATATAAAATCATACACGCAATTGGACTGAAACTATGTAAAATTACTCCATCGCGTGGCGTGGCGATTGAACTGGCGTCGGCAATGGTAATTATTGCCGGTAGTCGGTTGGAGATTCCGCTCTCTACAACACACTGTCAGGTTGGGGCGACTGTTGGTGTAGCTGCGTTGGAGGACACTAAAAATTTGAAGGGAGTAAATTGGGTTATTGTAGGAAGAACCGTTGTCGGGTGGGGATTGACGCTCGTTGTAGTTGGTAGCACAACTGCTATTCTCACAGCACAAGGAACATATGCTCCCGAAGTAGGTAGATACGATTGTAATTCTTAAATATTATTAGACTTAATAAAATTTAATTAACGCGGTAGTAAAATAAAATCTGGTAACTGCTTCTGAAATTCCACAGAATAGGGGTGGACTTGTTCTCGTTGAAATTCGACCCTTCGAACGTCCATTCCTTATCCTTATTTATATATTTTTTCCAGGAGAATTTGTTAAGGCGAGACATGCTGGCACCGTCGTAGCCATACTCTACGCCCCCGCACGTAATCATCGCACAAAAGTGAAACATATCCTTGTCGCGCATAATTACCGAATCGAGGACATACTTAGACCCGTTCACGGTAAACGATAGGACGCGGTCGCTAAAGTTCTTAGATTGGTCGTCTATCAATTCAACCGTGTATATATCGGCTTTTTCGACGAGGTAATTGTTCATTAGTAGATTATAATACTCATTATATTCGAGCCTTGCGAATTTGAGGTCCGTATTGTTTTTGCGCGGATAAAGATATCCAATAATCGCATCATAATAGTCTAGCGGATTGTTTGCCGCATCAACGTCCATAATTGGGCTGGTGCGCTTTGAATACGGAATGGAGTTGAATATTCGCGTAATAATATTGTTAGTGTCCATAGTGAGTGCCAGATTTCCCACGTCGTCGCTGTTGGTTTTATTGTAGGATGCTTCGATTGCCGCATTTAATAAAAAAAACGAGTCCGACAAGATTTTGGGTGTTATCTTTACCTTGTCTGCGCGCTTTCCTTCAATCATCAGTTGCCTAAAAAAACGGAAGAATTTCCGGCCCTTGTCACTTACAAACATACAGGCGAACATGGTGTTAAACCAGCAATTAGATTTGAGCTGAAGAGGCATGATTATCCTCCCATAGTTAAGCGACGCGCTGGATTTCAGGTTGTTCAATAAGACCGTTTGGGCGCGCGGGTCGTTACGGTCGACGCAATCCAGCGAATCGGTAGTGCTAATGTTTATCTCCATCGTTTTTTTAAACAGGGACTTTTGGTTGCGGTGCATGTTAGGTTTGAATTTTTTACCCTTTAGCGGGGTATCTAACCCACACCCGAATATGTTTGTCGTGGTTGATTTTTTATTCATAGATACCAATATCCCGTTGACTGCTGGAGAGAAGGATTTTTTCGCAGACAAATCTGAACGAATTAGTGGAACCAATTCGTCGATTGGCATTAATCCTTTTATCTTATCGCGCTTCTTTACAACTTGGTGAATGCTCCGACTCACCAGTCTCTCTTCAAACGGCGTTTCGTCTTTGATAATGACCGTATTTTTAGAGATGCTCTTCGTAGTGTTGCTTCGCGCAGAGTTGCTTCGAGTAGAAGACTTGCTTCGCGCAGAGTTGCTTCGCGCAGAAGACTTGCTTCGCGTAGAAGACTTGCTTCGCGCAGACTTGCGGAGTGTCGGTTTACTACCCAGTCTTCGTTTTTGAATTTCTAAACGCGCAAATCGAGGAGGTGTTTTGCGAGTCCTTTTTTCGGAGCCCACCATTATAATATGTCCCTATAATTAATTGGCAACAATATATAACGCCATATATATATATAGCAATGTCAAAGACAAATGATTTAGAAAAAATAATTTCAAGAACGACTTTCGAGAATATTCGGTCCAATAATATTGCCGAGTCTATGACACCCAATATTGAGGCGACCGGAATGAACCGAAGCGCCATTATTAAATATGGCTTGATTATTCTGATTTTAGCAATTCTGGGGTTCAATCTCTTCACATATTTAGGTATGTTTACCGACGCTACCGCGGACATTTTAGCTCCCCTGGCAAAAATATTCGGTAAATCCAGCGGGGACATTCTAAAGCAAACCGCCGTCGTTTCTGGAGAAGGGAGCAAGGGACTGATCGACGTTGCCTCGGGTAGCATAGTAGGTGGGGTAGACGTATTACAGCAGAACGTTGCGGATAGTAGTGTTCGTAACCGCATTACGCGCAATAAAATTGACGACAACAGCAGAAGCGACGAAATCTACTACCGACCCACTAACAATTTCATTCCAGTCGCCGACGACGCTGGAAGTAAAACACAAACATCGCAGAGCAAATCCGGCTTTTGCTATATTGGCGAAGACCGCGGGTTCAGAAGTTGTATAGAGGTCAACGAGAACGACTCTTGTTTGTCTGGCGAAATATTTCCGTCGCGAGCCATATGTATCAATCCCAATCTTCGCGAGTAATCAAATTTTAACTGTATAAAAATGTTTAAAATTTGATAGGTTTATAATGGCAACCAGAACCGCTGCTGCCACCAGTGTCTAATATTTCGACAGCTGTGCTCACAATCGAAACTAGCTTCATAGCAGCCTCTGTATTCGTCGTATCATCTGTCGGTGGTATTGTATCGAGGTGACGACGCAGGTTATCATCCGTATCCGTATCCACTTCGTTGATTAAAGATATAAATGCGTTTTCGTCGATATCCTCGTCCCCGCTTTCTTCCGTATCGCTTGGGTCAATAAGAAGAACCTCCTCCTCCTCACAAGAGCGGTTCCTTTGTGGATTTTTAGCCATGTTTGAAAATCGCTGATTGTTGGTTAATCCATCGTCGGTAGACGATTTCGTGTCCCGCAGGCAGAACCCTGTGTCTCGTGACCCTTCAGTGGTAACAATAGGGTTCGTTGGGCAAGTGCTCATATTAATATTATATTTTATTTAAAATTCGATGTATGGGGGAGGGAGATTTAACCAGTTGAGCCGATTTTACTTACGAGGTAATGTCGTTTTCTAAATAGTTCTAGATATTTCTAGATATTTCTAAATATTAGTTTTGAATGTCTTGCGCCTCTTCGAAAAACCACCTGCTCGATAGGTATCTTGGTGCGGTCTTAGTTAAAGATACGGTTTTACTTTTAAGATTCGGCCCATTTGAGACGAGGTCATATATTTGCGCGGTTCCAATGGCCGAATTAAAGTAGCGAAGCTCGGAGGTATACCCATCGAATCCGCCGTTCATCGATAGATAGACGTCCTCGTAGTTCTGTTTTGCGGTCCCGCTCAACATATGTCTTTTCGTAAGCGTGCCGTTAATATATACGTCGAGTTGATTTTGTTTGTTCAGTCTAATAATGACGTTAACCCACTTACCAATCGGAAGACCATTGATGACGATATCATCCTCAATCTCTTCGTACGTGTTCATCTTGAGGAGGAGGTCGTTAGAAAGTCCGTCGCTACCCTGGTCTATGTAAAGACCGGGCGCATTGTTAGGGTGGTATGTTCCCTCGCTGGTCTCAGTTTTCTTGTCCGTCCCCTTGTGGAATATATGCTTGTATCGTTCGGTGCCGGATTGAAATGTGGTACCCTCTACAAAAATCCAAAGCGACCACGTGAATTCCATCCCATGATGCTGGTTATCGGACCTGATTATTGATACAGCTCCCTTAATACGCGGGTTCTGTGGTATTACCATCATTTTAGTAGCGTCGATCATCCCGTCTAACAATATTGGATTCTCGGAGGGCGTAAAATACCACGCCAGCATCGCCGTTCCCACGCGAAGAACAACTATAAATACTAAAAGAACCATCACTAGAAAGGCAAACTTAGCAACAAGCGAGTTTGCCTGATAAAAAGCACCCATCGCACCATAACTAAAATTTTGTGATCCATATCCAACCATCTTATATATTATATAACATAAATTATATAACATATATTGTCACGTAATGTAAGAAAGAGGGCGCAGGTGGCAATGTCTAAAGTTTTACATCTCAAATCCACCCGTTACCTCATTGTCGCGTAATACCTGAACCCGAAGGCGGTATTTGTTGAATAAGTTCCCTAACATACTGCCACCATAACCCTTCTTGTAAATATTATACGCCTCTTGCGGATTAGTGGGTCCAGGGCTGTAAAGGAAGTTGGTTGTCCAACCGCTAAAACCACCGCCAGGTGTGATTATGACCTCTCCACCGACATCTGGCATAGGGAGGTTGGGTAGCACATCAGTTTTATATAGCTTACCATTAAGGTATATGTCAATGGTTTTGCCGTATGTGCTAATGGTTAGATTAACCCACTTTTGTAGCGGAATATTGTAAACGGTCGTATCATGATAGCCGCCGCCGCCAGTCTGCGACTCTGGGTCGGTGCCTATAGGAAAGTGTTTCACGGTGACGATTATGTTGTTTTCAGTTTCGCCTAAACTAACATTTATACTTTCATTGCCACCATCACCCCTTTTAAGTATTACCTTATTCTCCCCATATCTTTTATTCCAATCGTTAATGTAAAACCACATTGAATATGTGTAATTACCTGCCTGTGTATTTTCGGGCAGGTCGTCCGACGAAATTGTGTGTTGAATCGTTCCGCTCGACATGGAAAGCAATTTTTTTGTTTTTTTAAAATACCAATTTACGATAAGGTATACGATGAATAACAGAACCATCGCCTTGAGTATAGTTCTTAATATTCCACCTTGACCATAATTCATATTTCCATAATTACCAAATGAACTGAAATTATTCATCCCAAACATATCTATATAATGTATCATAAGAAATTATCTAAAGTAAAGGGGGGGTTAACTCACTAAGCAATTTGTAATTAATGTCAATCTCACCCTTACTTAATATTCGGTCGTAGTATACCACATTACATATGCCTCCCTCAATGCCTCTATTGGCACCGGCACTAACAACGTCAAATTTCATATACGGAGATACGGTGCCCTTGGTTCCGACCAGAACACCATTCAAGAATACGTCCATATACCCCGAATCATAATTTATTACTATATTGTTCCACTTTTGTAATACTATATCGTTCGTGATAAAAACATCGAAAGTTTTGGACCCTGTTGAGGTTGGTTCTGTAGGACTCCGCTTGCCGTGGTGTTCTTCGGGGTTGGCATCGTGCGAGTGGGGGTGCATATGGTGGCTCAACTCCGTTTGTATTCTTAGCGTATTTGTAGAGACGTTAAACTGGATTTTTGGTTTATTGGAGTAGTTTATGATATCAGTGAACTCATTGGCGCTCGCGCGCATATTAGGAGCCATACCGTATATATTGAACCATGATGAAATGGAGTAGCTGTAATTGAATACGTCGCCCGTGTTATCGGCTGGGTTCAGATTCTGGTATGTCCCCAGCTCATACTTGTTGCTTAAGTATTTTGGCTCTCTTAGAAGAATTTGTCCGTCGTGTGTAACTAATTTCTGGTAGATGATTGGTAATACGTAGCTCATGCCGATGAATACGACCTCGCCGCCTAAAATAAGCCATTCTGTTTTCGTTGTTATTTTCCATTGGGCTTTGATGAATTCTACGGTGTCAATCAGAATACACGGTATGTAGAGAAATATATCTATCAGCAATTTGAGGAGGCGATTATTTTTGCCTGGAATGTCTTTTGCGTTGGTTTTGAATTTTTTGTATAAAATATAGCAAATCGCTACTACTCCAGTGACAACTACCGCCTTAAAAATAAACGCTGTAATATTAGTAATCTGTGGAACGCGTTTAATAATCCAAAGACCAAGCAGAACCACCCCAACAATAGCGAGGGCGAGGGCGATTAGAGAGAAAAACTTTTTCACGAAGATTTTCCAGAGACTTTTATCGGTGGTTAGTCCAAGCGACTTTCTATGGTCGATGAAGAAATATGTAATAAACATTAAGAAAAATATAAACAATACACCCATAGTAACGTGTAGTGGTTTGTCCGCATATAAATCGTATGGGTCTCTTAATACAATGACCATAATTAAAATGACAAATATAATACTCTGTAGAATCGCGTAATTAAATGGCTCCGTCGTAAATTTTTTAACGAAGGCAGAAACCTTAGAAGCTGATTCCATTATTTTAGGCGGAATCTTAGCCGCCTTTTCTTTTAATTCTATTACTATTTCGGTGAATAAACCTGTTGTCATAGTTATAATAATTAAATATTTTATAAATTTTCGGTGGTTTATAAATTTTCGGTGGTTTATAAATTCTCCATTGCGGTTTTCTCTCCGTGGCAATCCCTACATAGCGCTACTAAATTGTCAACGTGATTAGAACCACCATATTCTAATCTGGTTTTGTGGTCAACCTCGAACCAAGCTGGCAACTGCCGTTTACATTTCCCACAGGTCCACCCTTGCTGTGAAGCAACATATTTCTTCTTCGTCTCGCTTACACTACGCTTCGTGGATTGCTTTCCCGAGTTCATCATGCGTTTTTGCTGCGGTGTTATATTTCCTTGCCCCTGCTGTATCGAGTGGCCCTGTGCCGGATTCGCAAATCCTTCTTTGGTCATATTAAGCAACGGGGTTAGTAAATCGCCCGCCTCCTTATCTATCGGCATATGCTTAATAAACCCGTTTGCGTGCGATACTAGCGATTGGCTTTGTCCTGGGAATTTCTTAAGATATGCGTAGGCGGATATTCCAGCAAACGCAATCCCCGCCATTTGATAATATTTTTTCCACGACTTTAGTAGCTGAACGTATTTGCCATCGTAATATGTGTTGGCAACAAAAAAAGCTGTTATTGCTATAATAAGGAGTTCTATTTTCATATTATAATATTGAAATAAAAAATATTATACTATATTCGTTTTACCTTTTTACTTTTTTTAACTTTTTTTAACTTTTTACTTTTTGCTTTTTACTTTTTACTTTTTTGCTTTTTATTTTTTGCTTTTTACGGTTAAATAAAATCGCGCGCTTAAAGGTTGGACCGATTAAACCACGGATTGCCGGACCTTTCGGATACTGACCGCATGCGGATACGCTCACCCATCGAGACATTCTCACGGATGATACTCATTGGCGCGTCCCCACCACCATACTCGCTTGTCCCAATGACCGAAGGAGCGATTTCGCTATACAGTTGCTCCCTATACTCGTCGTTCGTAACCTTGTACTTGCGAAGGTAGGTGAGAACCAGCTTGTCTTCGCGCGAGGCGTTCACGATGAGCTGCGCCGTATCGTTGCGCGGAATGTAGGTCAGCACGTGACCGACGACGCCGTCCGGAAGCGAGTGAATCATACTGATAAGAGAATTTGCCATTATATGCTTGTAGTTTGTTTTGCCTATATATCTCTACGATGATATTCATTTCAATTTTTTTCTGCGCTTAAGTTCAGTCTGTCCCGTCTCCTTGAGCCCGCTCATCATCTTCATAAACGCCTCGTAAAATGTGTAATTAATATACGGAATGTTATTGTCTTTGGAATATTTCATTACGTCGGGAACAATGAGGTGCATATTTTCCGCGGGCATTTGTGGTGCGAGGTGATGTTCTATTTGAATGTTCAGAAAACCCGAGATTACCTCGGCATATCGGTTTCCTACGCCCCAATTACACGTGGCGTCCATCTGCCATTTTTCCCACGTTGTCTCGACGTTGTCTATGCGGTCCATGGCAAAATGATTGAGCGCAAACATAATTCCTAAATAAAATCCTTGAATGCTATAGCCAATCATATAAAAAACGACGAAATCCTTAATGTTATTTATGAAAAAACTGCTGAAATAAAAATGGAGAAATATGATGGCGAGCTCGTCCCAATACTCCTTGCGAATTATGAAGAGCTTTGTGCTAACGAAGAACACGGGGACATAGAGAAACATAATCGGGATAAATATGAGATGTTGGATTCGCAGAAGATATGTAGGGACTTTTCGAATTAGAACCGGGTCCCACGCAAAGAACGGTGTAGTTCTCAAATCCCCGTCGTGTTCGATTGAATTTGGCATCGCGTGGTGTTTATTGTGTCGATTTCGCCACCATCGCGCCGAACCTCCCTTGAGAAGCCCCTCGTAAAATGTCTGAATCATTATGTCCAACTTGTTATTTCCGCTGAATCCCAGATGCCCTGAATGGTGTTGTATAAATCCACATTGTGCCCAGGCGACACCTACCATAACCCCGCCTACAATCGGATAGCCACAATACATTACATAGTAACTGGCGAGTGTAGATAGAAAAACCGCAGCCGCCCAAACAATAAAGAAGTTGTATTTCGTTTTGAAATATCCCTTTGCCTTCCACGTAGAGATTAATTTTTTAAACTCGGCATTTCCCACAATATACTCCTCTTTGGAGAGAGTGCGGACAACGGGTAATCGAGCGAGGCGTTTGGCTGCGTGTTTTGAACGAAGATGAAACGTATTAAATGCGTCGGTCGCATCTACGTCATTCTCAATACAATTGTAAAATTTAATAACATTTCCACCAGGGTGGATTGATTGAAACTCGCCCGCGTCATATATTTTATTGTTGATTCTCACGTGTAGCGGTTTGTAGGCGGATATTTTTCTGGTGGGATTCTCCGGAAACAGCTCGTTATGATATAAATACAGCAATATCGTAATGTAATATAGATTGGCGAATCCACCAATCGCGTGGTCTGTATTATGTAATACGCGGATAACGCTGTGAATTGATGCCATTAATAGTGAACATAGTTGTGCCCCTACGAAGAGCGGTTTGGCCGGATTTTTATATCCCGTGCTAGTAATGGAATAATGAACATACATAAGTATGTTGTAAAATGCTTCCATAAGCATAGCAAAATAAATACCGACCGACCCCCCGAATTGTGAATGTTGGAGGACATATAACCAACACAATCCCGACGTTCCGTGGTGAAAAATATGTAGTGTTGACAATTTGTCCCATTTGTGCGCTAAGATAATTAGAGACGAATCGACAAATCCGATACTGTTGGTCAATATGTGTAGGTATGCGTTAAATTTAAAGTTTCTATCATATTCTACATCAATACCAACCGTTGTATCTGAAAAATATGGATACATTCCGCAGATTGTGTAGTAGTTTAGAAAAACGTTGAGTAAATTATATAGCAATAGGCAAGCTCTCGATGGTTTAAGGGGTGCGTCGAGTAATTTAGAATACACGGATACAGGCGATATGACGGACATATACATTATTGGATATGTGAATGGTGTAATCATATTACTAAATCTGTTGATATATATTTAACTTATTTATTATAGAGAATTGCGCCGATTATAAATAGGATTATAATTATAAACATAAAGACGAATTTCTCTCGGTGTCTTCGCGTCTCGTTATCCTTTACAGCCTTCGGTTTATAGTTTTCGTAGTAATCAGACATCGCCTTGTCCATACTTATTTCGTCCTGCCCCGTCGCAACGTTTATCTTATTGTGGATAAAATGCATCCATTTTATGAACGACTCGCGCGAGTCCAGATATGGTGTGATGGGATATGAGTCTAGATACTTGCTAAACGTGTTCCCTATTTCGTCTACGGGCAGAAAGAGCGGAAGGTTCTGAATAAAATCATAATATTTCTTTTTAGTTACGTCATTGGGTGATAGCGGATATGATATGGCAATTGTGTGTAATACGAACCAATAGTGTGGCCCCCATATTTTAGGATCTAATGCCATTTATTGTAAATGATATAAAAATTAACAGATAATAACAAATAGTATGTCAAAGCAATATAATTTTTGTAATAATTGTGGTAAAAATGGCCACATGTTTCATCAATGTAAACAACCTATAACGAGCATTGGCGTTATTGCGTTCAGATATAATAAAGGTGAGGCAGAGTATCTTATGATTAGAAGGAAGGATTCGTTGGGCTTCGTCGATTTTATGAGAGGTAAATATCCATTACACAATAAAAACTACCTTATGAACATCATTGATGAAATGACCGTGGGTGAAAAGGAGCGCTTGGTGACAATGGACTTTGACGAGCTGTGGAGTTATTTGTGGGGTGATAACATTGGCATACAGTATCGAGGAGAAGAAAAAGTATCTAGGGACAAATTTAGCTCACTGAAACATGGAATAAAAACGAACAATACATACTTCACACTTAACAGTCTAATTGCCAATTCCAAGACTGCGTGGGAGACGCCCGAATGGGGATATCCTAAAGGCAGACGCAATTATCACGAAAAAGACCTGAATTGTGCACTCCGCGAATTTGAGGAGGAAACTGGGTATTTGCGTAACAATTTAATGATAGTGCAAAATATATTGCCTGTAGAGGAAATATTTACCGGTTCAAATTACAAATCATACAAACACCGATATTATATTGCGTATCTGGATAATCTTCGTAACTCTGACACAGAATTTCAGAAAAGCGAAGTTAGTAAAGTGGAATGGAAGCCATATTCTGACGTTTGTAAGATGATACGTCCATATAATTTAGAAAAAATAGACGTTATAACTCGTGTAAATACAGTATTAAGCAATTTAAGATTATATATGTAATATATAATATGGCTCCATCTCAAAATATGGGAACTAAGAAAAAAAGGACCAGATGTCCTAATGGAACACGAAAAAACAATAAAACTGGATTATGTGAAAAGAATAAAGGAACAGCATTACCTAATAATAACGTTGAATGGACGCCAGCACCAGCACCGACAGCACCGACAGCACCACCACCAGCACCACCAGCACCACCAGCG